AAGGCGATCCAACTCTCGCTGGCCATGAACGACTATGCCAGCAGCTTCTTTGCGGGCGGCGGCATTCCTCCGCTTGCCTTGACCGGCCCGCTGCCGAGTGGCGCCGATGCCATGCGTCGTGCGATGGGCGACATCCACCGTTCGATCGAGGCGGCGAGGTCGTCCGACAAGGCGATCTTCCCGATGCCGCCGGGGCATGAGTTGAAGCAGGTCGGATTTGATCCCGCCAAGGGGCAGATGACGGAGGCGCGGCGGTTCCAGATTGAGGAGATCGCCCGAGCCTATCAGCTTCCGCCTGTGTTCCTGCAAGACCTGTCGCACGGGACATTTGCGAACACGGAGCAGCAGAACCTGGTGCTTGTGCAGCACCTCATCGCGCATTGGGCGCAGGCGCTTGAGGGCGAGATGAACCTCAAGCTGTTCGGCCGGATGAATGGCGGGCGCTACGTGGAGCACGTCATGGATGGCCTAATGCGTGGCGACTTTGCCGGCCGCATGACTGGCCTTTCCATGGCGATCCAAAACGGCATCCTGACGCCGAACGAGGCTCGCGGTCTGGAAAACAGGCCGGCGCTACCGAATGGCGACGATCTTCTGATCCAAGGCGCCACGGTTCCCCTTGGGACGCAACCAACCACCAACGGAGGGGGTAATGACCCTGGAGCGCCGGGCGACGGCAACACCGCCTGAAGTCCGGGCCAGCGAGAGTGCTGGCAAGGTGGCCAGGGGTTACGCCGCGCTATTCAACACACAGACTGACATCGGCGGCTATTTCCGCGAGGCGATCGCGCCTGGCGCATTCGCGGAGACGCTGACGAAGGCTGACGTTCGGGCGCTGATCGACCACGACAGCGGCCGGGTTATCGGCCGCTCCAAGGCTGGCACGCTGCGGCTTACGGAAGACGCCACGGGCCTGCTGGCAGAGATCGACCTTCCTGACACGACGGACGGGCGCGACCTCGCTGTGCAGTTGGAGCGCGGCGACATCAGCGGCATGTCGTTCGGCTTTTACGTGACCAAAGAGGAGTGGGACGAGACCGGCGATATGCCGGTGCGGACCATCCTCAAGGCGGAACTGCTGGAGGTGAGCGCGGTCGCGTTCCCGGCCTACCCAGACACCACGCTGGCCCTTCGCTCTCTCGAAGAAGCGCGCAAGGACCAACGGCGCAAGAACTTCTCCGCGGCGGCCTATCGGCTCCGCGCGAAAGCCCACCTCGATCTGCGAACCCGCAAGGTCGAGAGTAAAGCCTAAGCGATCCCGCAGCGGCCCAATCCTACTCTTTGGAGCATTCCTATGAACTTGAAGGAAATGCGGGATCGTCAGGCGCAGATCGTCGCCGAAGCCCGGGAAAGACTCGATCTCATCAACGCCGCGACCGACGAGAGCCGCGCGAAGGAACTGGAGACCCAGCACGACGCCGCGATGGCGGAGTACGACCGGCTTGAAGCCCGCGCCGCGCGCGAGGAGAAGCAGGCCGCGCTGGAGCAGCGCGCCGAGGAGCTGCGCGCCCGGCAGCGGCCGAACGGCGGCGACGGTGCGGCCCGCGGCCAGGATGAGGGCGCAAAGCCGGACTACCGCTCCGCGTTCTATGCCATGCTGGCGACCGGCGGCGACGTGTCCGAACTCTCGGCCGAGCAGCGTGCGGTCCTGCGCGCGGGTGTGGCGGAGTTTCGGGCGCAGTCCACCAGCAGCACGGCTGGCGGCTACACCGTCCCGACCGAACTTTCGGCGCAGATCGTCCGCTCCATGCTGGCGTGGGGGCCGATGTATGACCCCGGCGTCGCCACGGAGATGAACACGGCGGCCGGCAACCCGATCAAGATCCCGACCGTGAACGACACTGCGGTCACGGCCGGCGCCCACACCGAAGGCACCGCGCTGACCGACGACGGCGGCAAGGATGTGACCTTCGGCCAGAAGTCGCTCGATGCCTACGCCTTCGACACCGAGTTCGTGCGGTGGTCGTGGGAACTCGCCCAGGACAGCATCTTCAACATGGAGACCCTTCTCGGCTCCCTGCTGGGTGAGCGCCTTGGCCGCATCGCCAACCTGCAACTGACCACCGGCACCGGCTCGTCTGCGCCGAATGGTGTGGTGACGGCCTCCAGCCTCGGCAAGACTGCCGCCGCGACTGGCGCCATCACCGCGGACGAGATCATCGACCTGGTGCATTCGGTGGACCCGGCCTACCGGACGGCGCCGAAGGTGCGGTTCATGTTCAACGACAGCACCCTCGCCGCGATCCGCAAGCTGAAGGATGGCGACGGCAACTACCTGTGGAATATGGGCAACGTCCAGCAGGGCGTGCCGGGCTCGCTGCTCGGCTACTCCTATTCCATCAATCAGGCGATGGACAGCCTGGCCGCCGCGAAGAAGGTCGTCCTTTTCGGTGACTTCGGGAAGTATTTCGTCCGCAAGGTCGGCTCGCCGGTGATCGGCGTGATGCGCGAGCGGTTCTGGCCGGACCTCGGCATCGCCGGCCTGATCCGCTTTGACGGCGAGTTGGGCGATACCGCGGCCGTCAAGCACATGATCACCGCTGCCTCCTAGCGGGACTAATGCGGGCGGCATTCGTGCCGCCCGCCCTTACGCCGGGGGCGCCCCATGAAGATCCGAATGCTAACCAGCATCGCTGGCGCCGACTTCGCGCTGTCGTCTGGGGATGTGACTGACCGCTTTAGCGCGGCCGAGGCGCAGCGGCTGATTGATGCCGGCTATGCCGAGGCTGTTGCCGTGCCGAAGCCGGCGGCGGTGAAGGGCAAGCACTAGATGCGTATCCGCCAGATTGCAGCGCCGTCTTCTGAGCCTGTGACCTTGGCGGAAGCGAAGGCGCATCTGCGCGTGGATACCGACGCGGAAGACGCGCTGATCGCAGCGTGGATCGAAGCTGCGCGCCAGGACGTGGAGACAGCCACCGGCCGCGCGATGATGCTCCAGGATTGGGAAATCTGGCTGGACGAGTTCCCCAGCCGTTACCGCCGCGGCTGCTGGACGCGCGACGGTGATGTCGTGCTGCCGCATCCTCCGCTGGCCGGTATCCTGTCGGTCAAGACCGTGGCTGCTGATGGCACCGAGACCACGATCACCGATGCCGAATATCAGGTGGTCACGCCGTCCGGGCCACTGGCGGAGCAGGGGTATCTTCTTCCCTTGGCTGGGTATTACTGGCCGGTGACCACTTGCGGTGTGGCCGGCGCCGTCCGCGTCCGCTACCGCGCTGGCTACGCATCCGCCGATGCCGTGCCGGCTCCATTGCGGGCGGCCATCCTACTTGCCGTTGGCGACCTCTACGCCAACCGCGAGCAGTCATCTGCGGCGAACATCACCGACAACCCGGCATTCAAGCGGCTGATCGCGCCCTACCGGACCTATTGGTAATGCGGGCCGGCGACCTGACCCACCGCCTGACGCTTGAGCAGCGCGTGCAGGCCGCGAGCGGTACGTCCACCCTCGCCACCACCTACACGACCGTTGCCACTGTCTGGGGCAGCGTTCGCGGCACCAAGCCGGCCGAGTATATCGACCAGATCCAGGTGGGCGAGGGGCCGACGCACCGGATGCTGATCCGGTATCGGTCGGCGGTGGATTTCGACCACATCTCCACCAGCACCCGGCGTTGGAAAGTGCGCGGATCGCGTGACCCCGACGGGCGGCGGGACATGCTGGAGATCATGGCGGAGGAGGTGGCGGCACCATGATCGGCCTCTCCATCACCGGCGACAAGACGGCGTTCCTCGACCTCCAGATTGCCGGCCGCCGTCTCGACGAGACCCTGCGCGCCACGGTGCGTGACATGGCGCGCGAGTATAACGGCAGGCTCAAGGCCGAACTGTCCCGCCCCAAGGGCGGCAAGCAGTACGGCGCCTCGAACAGCCGCATTTTCCGCCGCACGAAGCGCAAGGCGACCGTGTTCGGCAAGCCAGTGACGATCCGCGCTGTCACGGCGGTGCAACGCAAGACCCGCGCCTATACCGCATCGGCTCCCGGCCAGCCCCCGGCGCAGCGTACCGGCAACCTGCTGCGCTCGGTGAAGGTCAAGTTCCCGGCGCGCCAGAAGGGCTACGGTGCCAAGGTCTTCGCTGACCGCGGCATTGCCTTCTACCGCCACTTCCTGGAGTTCGGCACCAAGCAGCGCATCCAGCGGAAGTTCCGCGGCAAGGCGGTGAACCGCTCTGTCGGCCGCGTTGCCCCGCGCCCGGTGTTTTCGCCGCTTCAGGCGCAGCTTGAGGCGGAGCTTCAACGCCGCCTGACCCGCGCCGCCGATCTGTTCGCCGCCTTCAGCGGGTAGCCATGCGCCCGAGCCTGATCATTCCCCGGCTGCGCGAGCAGTGCCCGGTGTTCTCCGGCCGCGTCGCCGGCGCCATAGACTACCGGCGCGCGATCGAGAGCGATGATTTCGCCGTACCGCATGCTTTCGTGCTGCTGGCCGCGATCGCGCCGGACGGTGA